GAAGGTTCAGGATAGTGTCGACAAACTCGAAACGAAGAACAGCGAGTTGGTCGCGGACCTCCGCAAGGCCCGCAAGGCTGGCGAGATCAAGCCGGAAGACCTGACGGCCGCCGAAGAGCGCGCGGACAAGGCCGAGAAGGCGCTGGCCGATGCTCAGCGTGATCTCAAGGCCGCGAACACGGCAGCCGAAAAGGCGACCAAGGCGCTTGAAGCAGAGCAAGGCGCTGCACGCTCGTTTGCGATGGAAGCGGAACTCAATGGCGCGATCGCCGAGGGCAACGTGCTGCCGGCTTACGTTCCGGCGCTCAAGGCATTGCTCGCACGGGAAGCGAAGGCCGATCTCGTCGACGGCAAGTACGCTGTCCTCATCGGCGACAAGCCCGCCCGCGATCACGTCAAGTCGTTCCTCGAAAGCGAGGAGGGCAAGGCGTTCAAGGCTGCTCCGGTCAACGGTGGCGGCGGTGCCAGCGGTGGCAGCGGCAACGACAAGGGCGGCAAGACGATCAGCCGCTCAGCGTTCGAGGGCATGGACCAGGCTGGCCGCGCTCAATTCGCCAAGGAAGGCGGAAAGGTCGTCGACGAAGCAGCCTGACAAACGAAAAGCCCCGGTCATCCAGCGAGGCGGGACCGGGGCTTTATCGTGCTCGCCGCCTCTCCGGGGTGGCGTTGGCTCAGAGCCATCTCATAACTGGCGAGCCTGACCGCCGATACGCTTACCCCCGAAAATAGTTCCGCTTGACGACCCTAAGCGAACAGCCGTGACCCGCGTATAAAGTGCGCGGGGGAGGGCTGCGCCTGACCAACTTCCGGCTGCGCCGGGCCCGCAAACGTCGGCTGCGCTGACTGCGGTTTCCGAGATCAACCCGCAACCGGAGTAGCCTGTCATGGCGAACACCCTCACGAACCTCGCAGCTGACATCTACAAGGCTGCTGACATCGTCGGACGCGAAGTCGTCGGCGTTGTGTCCTCATGCACCATCAACGGCGGTGTGGAACGTGCGGCGAAGGGCGATACTGTCCGCGCTGCCTTCACCCGAGCTCAGACGGTCAACACCTCTTTCGCGCCGGCAATGACCATTCCAGAGGGAACGGATCAGACGGTCGACAACAAGACCGTCACCCTGAACTCCTACGCCTCGATCCAGATTCCGTGGACCGGCGAGGACCAGAAGCACCTCAACAACGGCCCCGGCTACGAGACGGTCTACGGCGACCAGATCGCGCAGGCCTTCCGCTCGATCGTCAACAAGATCGAACTCGATGGCGTCGCCGAGGCCCGCAAGAACGCCTCGCGCGCTTACGGCACGGCCGGCACCACGCCGTTCGCGTCGAACTTCAACGACCTCGCGCAGCTCCAGAAGATCCTCGTCGACAACGGTATGCCGTTCGATGGCCAGGTCTCGGCGATCTACAACTCGACCGCGATGGCCAACCTGCAGTCGCTTTCGTCGCTGCAGAAAGTCAACGAGGCCGGTTCGTCCGAGTTGCTTCGCCAAGGCTCGCTGACCGAGCTCATGGGCTTCATCGTGAAGCGCTCGGGCCAGATCAGCAGCGTCACGGCGGGCACCGGCACGTCGTACCAGTCGAACCTGGTGGCGGGCTACAACGTGGGCGACACCTCGATTGCCGTCGATACCGGCTCGGGCACCGTCCTCCAGGGCGACGTCGTGACCTTCACTGGCGACACGAACAAGTATGTCGTGAACACGGCCCTCTCGGCTGGCTCGCTGTCGATCGGTACGCCTGGCCTTCGCGCCTCGCTAGCCGACAACGTGGCGATGGCTGTTGGCGCCGCCTTCACGCCGAACCTTGCGCTGCATCGCTCGGCTCTCGAACTCGCCATCCGTCCCCCGGCTGAGCCGCAGGGTGGCGACGCGGCCGACGACAAGATGCTCGTGCAGGATCCGCACTCCGGCCTCGTGTTCGAGATCGCCTCCTACAAGGGCTACATGAAGCGGATGATCGAAGTTCGGTGCCTCTACGCATGGAAGGCGTGGAAGCCCGACGCGATCGCCATTCACCTCGGCTGATGGCCTGTGGGTCGGGGCCTAACCGCTCCGGCCCACTCCTTCCGCGGGCTGCGGGTTGGCCCCCTTTATCCGCAGTCCACGCAAGGAAGCATCAGCAAGAGGAGAGTGAATGATGGCTCCGAAGAAGGCAGCACCGGAAGAGAAAGCGCCGGAAGCCAAGGCCGAGAAGGCTGCGGCGAAGCTCGTCAGCATGAAGCGTGACGCCGAGCTTTATCCGGAAGGCCCGCATGAGGCCGACGTGCATCCCGACGAGGTCGAGGATTACGCCGCTGGCGGTTGGGAACGCGCATGAGCAATCCTTTCCAGCCCTGCGCCGCAGCCACGGTCAACATCGACGTCAGCTCGTCGAGCCAGCGCGTCCTAGTCGCAGCGCAGGACGTCGGCCTGCAGGTCCGCATCCAGAATAACGGCACCGCGACCGTGTGGCTGAACGCTGGCGACAGCACGGTCACGGCGGCGCTAGCATCCGGCTTTCCCGTTGGGCCTGGCGTCACCGAGGTGCTGACCTTCGATGCGTCCGCAAGCGGCCTCTACATCGCTGCGATCGCTGCCGCAGCCACCGGCAAAATCTACTTCACGCCGGGGATCGGCATCTAATGGCCCTGCACGGCAGCAGCTCCAGCAGTTCGTCGAGCTCGGCGGCCTTCCGCGGCTGTCGCGTCAAGAAGGGTTCAAACCAAACGGCTGCGAACTACAGCACCGCGACCGCCATCAGTTGGGACTCGGAGGACTTCGACACCGACGCGATCCATGACACGTCAAGCAACCAGGATCGGCTGACTGTCCCGAGTGGCGTTAGCTACGTCGAGGTCGGCTTCGGCGTAGTTGCGACTTCGGTGACTGCCAGCAATTCGGTCAAGGCCAACGTCACCAAGAACGGCACCGACATCGGTTGTTGGGTGATCGACTCCGCGTCCTCGAGCGGCACCCTAGGAACTGGCGTTAACGGCTCGACCGGACCGCTCGCGGTTTCTCCCGGGGACATCTTCCGCGTGGTGCTGCAATGCGCCGACACGTCGATCGACATTAGCGCCGCTCTGTCGTTCGCTTGGATGAAGATCCTACAGTAATGGCGCTGGTCGTCGAAGATGGCACCGGCAAAGCGGACGCGGAGAGCTTCATCACTCTCGCGGCTGCTACGACTCGCCACGCCAACCTCGGCAATACGGCATGGGCTGCGGCAGCGACCGATGCTCTACGCGAGGCCGCCCTTCGTCGCGCCACGATCTACATGGAGCAGGCTTATCGTGAACGGTGGACCGGATGCCGCGTGAACACCACGCAGGCGCTCTCCTGGCCGCGCTACAACGTCTTTGTCGACGGCTTCCCGATCAACAGTACGGTCGTGCCGGCAGAGGTCGCCAATGCCTGTGCCGACCTCGCGCTGAAGGCGCTGAGCGACGACCTGAACGCCGATCTCACCCGCGGCGTGGTCCGCGAGAAGGTTGGGCCGCTCGAAACCGAGTATGACCGCAATTCGCCGCAGTCGGTCCGCTATCGCTCAATCGACATGGGCCTCAGCCCCTTCCTCAAGGGATCGTCAGCGATGGCGACCCTGGTGCGGGCATGACCGTCGCTCAGCGCACCCGTGCAGCGGATATGATTGCTCGCAAGGGCCAGACGGTCACGATCGCGGGGACGACAGCCGCAACCTACAACCCGGCCACCGGCTCGACGGCACCGAATGCGTACAGCAAGACGGCAAAAGCGGTGCCAGGTCTGCCGCTTAATCCGTTCCGCAAAGCTGGCAGCACTACCATCGTCGAGGGTGACCAGCAGATGCTTCTCGCTGGCCTCGACACTTCCGGAGCCGCACTGCCGCAGCCTCCCGTCAACGCCGACGTGACACTAGCGGACGGCACGACCAAGCGCACTCTTATTGCTGTCGACCCGATCGACCCCGATGGCGATGGCAGCATCATCTACGACTGCGTGATCCGGGGGAACGGCTGATGAGCACGTTCGCCCTGCAACTCCAGAAGTTCGCCGAGAAGACTGGCCAGAAGGCCGACCTCGCCGTGCAGAAGATCGTTGTCGGCGTCGCTGGCCGCGTGGATGCCCGCTCGCCAGTTGGCGATGGCGCGTACTGGAAGAACCCGCCGCCCAAGGGTTACGTCGGCGGCCGTTTCCGCGGCAACTGGCAGCTTGGCGTTGGGGTGGTCCCGCAAGGCGAGACTGGCCTGATCGATCCGACCGGCGCCGAGGCTCAGGGCCGCATCATCGCGGAGATTCCGCAGCAAGCTTCGGGACAGGTCTACTACCTGTTCAACAACGTGCCCTACGCCCGCCGCATCGAGGAGGGCTGGTCGCGCCAGGCTCCGCAGGGCGTCGTCGGGCTAACGGTGATCGAATTCCAGCGCATCGTCGATGACGCTGTTGCGGGTCTCGCGGCATGAGCGCCGTGCTGGTCCGCCAGGCCCTCGAGGTCGCGATCGCTGCCATGTCGCCCGCGCTGGCGACTGCCTACGAGAACGCGCCTTTCACGCCGACCAACGGCACGCCCTACCAGCGCGTGACGATGCTCCTCGCTCAGCCGGCGAACGATGAGTTCAGCGCCGTGCATCGCGAAGAAGGCTTCCTGCAGGTCGACCTTTGCTATCCGCTCGGGGCTGGACCGGCGACTGCCACCGCGCGCGCCGAGCTCATCCGCACAACCTTTGCACGGGGCGCG